TTAAGGATAGCGAAGGCGATCAAGAATATTTTTATAACTTTGTATTAGGTGAACCATATAGTCCTGGTGATTTACGCGTAGGACGTTCTACTATCCTTGACAACTGGACACCTAAAAATTTGGAAACAGGTAAATGGTTCCTTGGTGTTGATGTCGGTAATATTAAGCATTATGTTCTTGGTAGTGAATTGGGGCCAACAAAGATTGGTAGATTTACTAAGTGGGCTGATCTTGATGATATGATGAAATTATATAAACCAAAACTTGTTATAGATGCTATGCCTGATAACACTATGTCTAAATATTATGTAGAAGAATACAGAGGAGCATTAATGAGTTTCTTTCAGGAAAATAAAAGTAATCCTAAGACTATAGTATGGTGGGGTGAGGGTAATAGGGATGGTGTTATTTACAGTAACCGTAATAGGATCATTGATCAACTTATTGATGAGATTTTAAATGCGAAAATATTATTCGGGTTATCTTCTGATAGTGAGATTAAAGAATATTTAAAACATTGGGAAACTTTACGTCGTATTAAAATTGTTGATAATAGAGGAATAGAATCATATGCTTGGGACTCTACAACTGGAGTTGACCATTATGTTTTTGCTACACTTTATTATTATCTTGCGACTCTTGGTAACTTTGGTATTGGTAAATATATGCCTGAAGCGTTAAGAGGAACTGACTCTAAAATTCTTATTGGTTCTGATAATGTTATGGGTGATCTTGGAGGAATCCTGGCAGAAAATAATAATTGGCCTGAAGAATAAAGTTCTCCACATTGACATTTAAAAGGAAATTATAAATAATATATAATATGAAAAAGCTCTCTGAATTAAATGACAAACAATTGTGCAAACTTATTGATAACAGATGGAATTCATCTGAATTAGTTTGGAATATTATTAAAGAAACATATGATACTAACTTAGGTATTTATAAAAATGAACCAGAGTATATAAAAAAAATACCAGTTAAGAAAAGTAAGGTCCGCGCAAACAGAATATTTGTAAATCAAGAAACAGTAATTAATTCTTTAATTTCTAACCCACCTAAACCTTTAGTATTGAATGGCCGAGATACGCCTGAAAGTAAGGCTCTATCGACGAAACAAGAAAAATACTTTCAAATAAAATATACAGAAAGAAATATAAAAGAGGTAATACGTAAATCTTTACGTAATTTATATTTTGGTAGACTGTTAGTTATTAAACCTTTTTGGAATGCAAAGATAAATGATTTTGACGCTAAATCAATTGATCCAAGAAAAGTTAGATTTGCAAAGACATCAACATCAGAAGATAATTCTGAATTTGCTATTGAAGAAATTACAGATAATCTTTCATCAGTATTAAAAAGATTTCCTGCAAAAGAAAAAGAAATATTAAAAAAATATGGTTATAAAAACGCTGATGATATTCTTGTTGAAAATCCTGAAGTAAAATATCAAGAAGCATGGTTATGGGATTATGTTATTTTCAAAATGGATAATATTATTTTAGGAAAGATACTTAATCCATACTGGGATTGGGATGGAATTATGATTACTCCTGAAGAAGAAATAACTTTACAGAAAGCTGAAGGTGATGGAAGAAGAACTATTTTAGATAACGCTAGAAACAGAATGCCTCTATTGGAAAATTCTGAAGAAGCATTAGATTTAAAATCATATAAATTTAATCACTTTGATCGTCCACGTAAACCATATATTTTTGCAACAATATTCAATAATGAAAATTCACCTATAGGACAGACAGATATGATTACACAGTCTGCTTCACTACAAGAAAATATTGATAAAACAAAAAGAGATATTACAGCTAACGCAGAACTTGTTAATGGAATTATAAAAGTTGACAGTAGCGTTATGGAAAAAGCTGATGCGCAGAGATTACGATTTGAAACTGAAGGTGTTATCTGGGGTAAAAATGCTGTGGCCGGAGTACAAAGAGAAACCGGACCAGCTTTACCAGCTTTTGTTGTTGAGAATATGAAAGACTCACGTAGTGAAATAGATGATATTATGGCTGCTTCTTCTGCTTTCAAAGGAATTAGAGAGGGACAAGAAACACGTGGTGGTAGACTGGCTTTAATTGACCAGTCATTTTTACGTTTAAATGAAATGGTACAGGTTATTGATTATACTAATTATGAGTTGTTTAATTGGTTTTATCAATTAGCTAAAGTTAGATACACAGAACACCACTATGCTAAGTCGCTAGGTAAATCAGATGCTATTGAAGTTTTGACATTAATACAAGATGATTTTCAGGATGGAACAGAAGTCAGAGTTATCAGTGGTAAGACATTACCTGAAGATAGACAATTTAAATACGAACAAGCTCAAGGTGATATGGACCGAGGTATTTTATCTCCTACTGACTACTTTGAAACAGCTGGATATGATTCTCCTAATGAAAAAGCAAAGAACAGAGTTATCTATGATATGAATAAACCATATGCTGTTGGTATTCCAGAAGAAGAATTATCACAAATTGCTCCTAAACCACAAGAAGAACCACCTAAGTTAAGTCTTAAATATGAAGAGTTACCACCAGATGGTAAGGTACAGTTAGCAGCTAAGGCAGGTATTACATTAAGACCAGAATTACTTGTAGCTGAAGAAATGAAAAAACAAAATGATGCTAAAGAAGCTACCCAAAATAAAAATGATTTTGATAATCGATCTTTAGAAAGTAAGAATAAAGAAGAACCAAAAAATAAGAAAGAAGAATAATTATTAATTAGTGTGATCAAGCAGTATTTTTTCACCCAGTTGGGCAAGTTAAAATAAAGGCAATCAAAAAATATATGGATAGAGAAAACAATCCAATGGAACTTACTGGCAGTGAAGAAGCTCCTGAAGAAACTCCTATAGTGGAGACTCCAGTTGAAGAAACACCAAGCACAGAAGAGTCTATAGAAGAGGTTCCGGTTGATCCTGAACCGGAAGAAGTTACTACTGAAGAAGTGCTTTATGAAACTCCTGATGGGAGAAAAGTAACAGCAGATGTACTTCAAAAGGAATGGAAAGAAAATTTCCTTCCTGAATTTACGAGAAAATCACAACGTTTAGCAGAGATTGATCGTGAAAAGGAACTTAATAGGTCCCCTAAAGAAGAACCAGCTTGGAAAGATCCTAACTATGTTCCGCAAAATTATGCAGAGGTCATTGAAATAGCGAAAGCTGCGGCAATTGATCAAATACAAAATGATGCTAAAAGTGAACAAAATAGGATTGCATCTATTAAAAAAAGCGTTGAAACAGAATTATCTGGTCTCAAGACTAAAGATCCATCACTTGATGAAAACTCTTTATTTCAACACGCTAACAAGTACGGTTTTCAAAGTTTGACAACAGCATATGCTAATATGAAGGATATGAAAAAAACAGCTGTGGATGTAGAACAACGCACGATTAAGAATTTAAAAACTCGTGATGTTGATCCTGTATCGACAGGTGCTGGAGGTGAAGCATCAGATGATTCTGGTTACGATCCTAATGAAATGTCTCAATATGATGGCGCTGCTGAATATCTTTCTCATCTTAAGGGGAAAAAATAATTTAAAATTAAAATTATGACATTTTCAGAAGCTGTAACTTCGGTTACAAGATCTTATATAGTACCAAAAGTTTTTGATACTATCTCTAAAGGTTCTCCAGTTTTAATGAAACTTTTGCAAAACGCAAAGTCTTGGAAAACTGGTGTTGATTACAAGGTAATCATAAAATATCAGGATTCAACAAATGGTGGAAACACAGGAATTGCTGATAGATTAGACACAGATAGGCAGAATGTTAGAACAACAATGACGTTTACACCAAAGATGGCGTATAAGCCAATTGTTATTGCTAATATAGAACAAACTCTAAATCAAGGTGATGAACAAGTTATCGATCTTCTTGAAGCAGAATTTGATTCACAAGCACAGTCATTGATGCAAGTAATGGCTACAAACCTATGGACAGGTACAGGTGCAGGGAATTCATGGGATTCAATTTACAACGCTGCAGATGACGGAACAAACTTCGGAACATATGGAAGTTTGTCACGAACTACTTACACAACATTAAAGGGTTACTACCTAGCTGCTGCTGGTGCTTTGACACTTGCTAAGATGGCTACAGCTTATGATGCTGTACAGATTGGTAATGACACACCAGATATAATTGCTACAACAAAAGCTCTATGGTCAACATATGAGTCTCTTTTGCAGCCTACAGT